CGGGAAACCGGACACGCTAGATTGGGAACCTAGCTATGTTGGTCCAAAACACCAAATTAACCTCTCCCCGTACTGTGACAACGAATGTTCCGCTATACTCAAACGACTGGCCGTAAAAAGCCTATCTGCTGACTTAGCGTCCGGTAGTTAACAGTCTAGGTGGCACCTATGAGACCTGGATCCCCCCGAAAGGGGAACAGATCGACTTTGATATACATTCTCTAACCTCATCAATTAACATGCTAAAATTAAAAAGTAAATTCTTAATTCAAAGCAAGTTTCTTAATAAGGCTAGGACAGTGTTCAAGGTGGTATCGCTTTTTGACGAGAAATCGTTAAAAGCTCTCTTTAAGAAACATCTGCGATCTTTGATCACTTTTGCTACTTTAAGAGGGAGTGTTTCTCCTAGAGTCAGACATTGCTGGAAGTTCCTTGAGCTTATGCTCAAAACTAACAGACATCACGGTGCGCTCTACACATGTAAGTGGCTAAAAGCCAATCATGTGGCGATTCAAAGATTTCTTGCTGGTCATCCTTATCGGACTTTACGGGAAATCGAGCCCAATTTACCATTAACTCGTTTGATCAACGGGTTACCTGGTTTTATTGGATCGATGGATCGTAAAGCGATTAGATCGGGTAATACCCGAACTATTCGTTTCTGGAATACTATTCTCTCGGTTTACCGGGTGCTTGATGCACCTGTTAATCCTAAGTTGAATACTATAACAGATCCCTTTAATGGTGACAGCGAGTTTATCTCTTTGTTCCGCCATTGGATCTTCGGGTTCATTGGCCATAAGAACAATTTTGCTCTTCTTAAAAGAGGCATTAACATCCAACGCTTAAAAGCCGACCACCTGCGTGTTTCTGTAAAGGGTGGGCCGAACAATAGTCCGGCCTACACTTCAGTACATGCAGACGCGTTATCAATCTTTAGAGATCCCCAACTCACTAAAGCAATACGAGAGTATTGCCATGTGACCGCTGGGGGACTATGGGACCTTTTGGTGAGAACCAAGGAGATCGCTCATAGCCTGTACCGCGAGTACGAGGGTTTTACCCTCGAACAAAGTCGGGTTGCGAAACCACCTGGTTTCGCGCCTTTCAAAATACCTCGAGTGATCGAGGGATGGGATTATATTGCGACTCCTAAGGGAGTGAAATCTGTTCCTTTAATGGTCCAAGGCGATTATACAGATCTTTACGCAGGTAAGCTTCACGGAATAGTGGAGCCTGCTGGTAAACTACGGGTTATTGCAATGGTTGATATATGGACTCAGTCCTTATTTCATCCTTTGCATAAAACATTATTTTCAATCTTGGCAAGATTGCCAAATGATGGAACCTTTAATCAGGAATTATCAGTTAAGAGGTCGGCCGAAAAGGCCGCTGCCTCTGGACTGGCATTTTCCGTAGATTTATCGAGTGCCACCGATCGATTGCCGATAATGCTGCAAGAAGATATTCTTAATGCATTGTTTGGTCACCGTATCGGTACGCTGTGGCGTACGATCCTTAATCGTCCCTTTGTCCAACGACAGAGTCTCGCGAAGAACTTTCGTGATGGCGAGTCAATTTGGTATGGAACCGGGCAACCCATGGGTTGCCTGTCTTCCTGGGCAATGTTAGCCCTTACACATCACTGCATCTTACAGTTTTGTGCAAGGTCTCTAACTAACCACTCTTCTTGGTTCACTGGTTATGAAATTCTCGGTGATGACCTCGTGATCTTCGATCGCGACGTCTACAACGAGTATATCAGAGTCATGGGCCTTCTAGACGTGGAAACAAATCCTTCGAAAACATTAGTTTCCGAATCTTCGCAAACTTTCGAGTTTGCTAAGAGGACTGTTACTAAGGGAGTAGATGTGTCTGGGTTAAGCTGGAAACAGTTTATCACAAATACGTCGCTCAAGGATAGAATCTCTATGACTCTATACTTGGCTTCTAGAGGTTTATTGTTAAGTACATCCCAATTATCTAAGATAATTGGAGATATACATAGTAGTAGACTGAAGGATACCGAAGTATCGCAGGGACTACTGATTTCTCTCTTGAATCATTGCGCCTCAAAAGGCGTTCTGAGTTACAGAGAAGCGATCTCGTACATCTGGGATCCGGTTGCCCGGGAGGCTGACGAACTGAAACAGTTTGTCGTTCCTATTAAGATGACGATGCTTGATCTTGTTAAGTTACTTAACAAGCTTCATCGTGAAATTGATGATAGCCCGGTAAGTATGGACGACCTTTCAATCAACAGAATTGATGATAGAAAGGCCTATGGTGCGATGTATATAATTCCTTATTTAAGTAATT